CCTGAACCACTCGGATGTGTATGTTCCGTTATAATATCTATAATCTCTTCTAATGCTTCTTTCATAGTAATAATCAAACCTTTCACTTTAACTTTACCTGCTGTACTAACACTTACTTCTCCAAGTAATCCTTGCATATGTGCCGCACCATCCATTGTTAATTTAGATGAAGCTAATAAACTATCAAAAGCAACATCTCCTAATAATGATGTACCTTTAAGAGAACCAAGTCCTGCTTGTAGTTGAATTTGATTTAAACAATCCCATTGTCCATCTCCCGGAGGTAACATTGAAAACTTTGCTCCTGCGCCAGCCAATCCTAATTCCATAGTAATACCACCAGAAACTAACATATCTGTTGATTCAACTCCTATTTTACCACCTACAGCTGTAGTTTTCTTAGAATACCCCATACTTAAGGCGGGTAATAATCCCTGAATTGTTTCAGTTATAGAATCTGTAGCATTGATAGAATATCCTTGTCCAGTTTGTAAACTTGCTCCGCCAGTAGTATTAAAACTCATAGACCCAGCTGACATTTTCCATTTTCCACCAACTTTATCAATTTGCTTACCGATTGTATGAGAATGTGAAAACTTCGAATGTCGATAAAAACGAGTAGCACCCAAATTAAGTCTATCCTGTCCCTCAAATGCTAAATCATAACCGTATATATCAACACCATTTCCGGGATTATTAAGTTTAAATGCACCGGCACCCATTTCAATAAGATAGGAGGCTCCTATTTTATCTAGTTTAGCTTGCTTAATAAAAATTTCTTGTTTACCATCTATAGTAACACAATCACCTGCTTCAATATGTTCATATCGTCCTCCTAAAATAATATTATAATAATTATTAACTATTTTATCTACCTTAATACCCACTTGATGTATTTCAGTAAAAGTACCTGTACGATGATACCAATGTAATCTTTCGTGTCCCGGAGTATCATCCATTTCAATAATATGACCACTCTCAGTTTGATGAACATGATTATAAGGATATACAGCTGCCCAAGGAGGAGCAGGTTCAGACCAAGTACGACCAGAAGCGCATGAAATGTTTATTTGTCCCTGTTCTCTATTAACATGCTTTTCATATACTATACCCGAAATCAATGGATCAGTAGTAATTGTATTACCTCTTGTACCTCTAGCCAATCTGTTAGTAGTTGGTTCTTTGAGATAATTTAAGTTTCTTGTTGTAGAAATTACTGATTGTGGAATACTAGTATCTAAAGGTGATAACCCAACATCAGGAAATGTAGACCTTACAGGATTCTCAACTACCTTAACTGTAAAGGGAGAAGATTCTGTCGCGCCAGATGCAATTAATTGTGTTACGGGAAAATTAGAATATTCCCCCTTTACATGAGCATCATGATCTGTAGCACGGGCACCAGCTTTAAGTTGAACGTATTCTGATATTGTTACATCCTGAGGATTGGAAGTAGGATCTGGTGTAGAATCATGTATAATAGTGGCAGGTTCTCTAGGAACGGCCTGACCGGAGCTTGTACTGGTTCTATTATAATTTAATTGTCTGGGACCTATCTCATCTTGATAAAGGGGATGTCCTTGTTTATCATCAACATCACCATCTGGTAATCTAGGATCAAGAAATCCTTTTTGTAAATTTTCGCCTTTTGCATCTCTCTCTGGAATACCACCAAATGTACCGAAAAACATGGGTTCTTGTGCTGATTCACCATCCCTGAAAAACCCTAATACCCATGTACCCTCTACGGGTCCTAAAGGACTAGTTCCTACTCCTGTTTGACTAGCAGATGTAATAGGTGAAACCGGATATGCCCAAGGTAATGATTCTGTAGGTTGATGAACCTTTTCTTCTGTATTCCAACCTAAAATTCTAACCTTACACCTACCAAGATAAAGAGGATCATGGCGATCTTCAACAACACCCTGCCACCAAACAAACCCTTCTTTTCCCATAAAATATGACATACTAAAATCCTCCAATTACACGCGATCCATCCTCACTCATTTTTATTGTTCCATCATCCATTATAGCAGATGATCCAGAAACCGTTCCTGACAACTGCTCTTTAAAAGAGTCCTTTATTGCTTCAAAATCTATTGTATATTTTTCTTTAGTAAAATTGTGTCTTAATTTAGTAATTAAATATTTTCCACTTAAATATTTGTGATCAGGAGTTGGTGTTGCTCCTACTCTTTCACTTTTGTCAAGGGAAGGAAATCTAAAATCTATTACATCACCAACCATTCTACATGATCTACCTGGTGCTCTAATAAGAATTTTTATATTATTGAGTTGTTGTTCTTGAGCAGTTCGTTGTTGCATCCATTGTTCCACTCTATTGGGTACTATATTTAACGGCCCGATGTTTGCACCATGTTTTACTGTCTTTATACCAATACCATTTTTAAAATGTGGAATAGCATCGTGACCTAAAGATGTAGGATAAAAATTAATATGTGCTTCTGGTGCTCCTAATGCATGTTGTTGCCATGTGCACAAATCACCCTGATCTAAATGTGCGAATCCATCATCAAAGTTCTTTTTGTCCTGTGCAGATATAACATTTGGCCATTCCTCCTCGGAACCATCTGACCTTTTAACCGTTTTAGTCCTCTGTTCGGCAGGTTCAATATAATTAAAATCCGAGATATCATATTTCATTCTAACCACATCATGTGTTAATAATCTGTTTGCGTACATGCCCTTTGTTAGATTTTCTAATACATCAAAATTTGAAAGAACTTCAAAATGATCAATAGCTATTTCTTCCATTGCCATCTGTTCAATCGGTGATGTTTCTGGATCCTTATATCTTTTTGGCCAGATTGTATAAGTCTCTTTACTTCTAGTAGGTTTCATAGTGTATTGTCCTTCTTGTGGACTAGTACCAGCAGGAAAATCAGGCGGATTTTGATATCCTGCTCCACCACCCGCCATTAAAGTTTCTATAGAAACAAAATGATAACCTGTGGTAGTTTCAAAAAACACAAAATTTGAACCTACTGCATGTTGTCCAGCAGACACTGCTCTAGAAGCTAAAAAACTAAAAGTTTCAAATGGAGGTAAATTAGGTGTAATTATATTTGTTAAATTTTTTGTTGGTTCAATAAATATTTTTTTTGGAGACCACTTAAAATATTCTTTATATAAAGACCGAACTGCATTTGATATTTTTCTAGGTTCTTTTGAAATTGGGTCGAGAGTAGTCCTTTGAACTTTCTGTTGACAACTATCTACATATTCTTTAGATACACAATGTAATGTATATGCTACCATTCCATGTATCTGATCTTGTGGAACCCTGTCGGATAATTTATATACTGAAAAGTTTAGCTTTATTATTCCGGAATTAGATGCATCGGCAAAAGGTCCCGGAGGTGGGGGCGGTCCCTCTGCCGCAGTAGTTTGTGGGGGTTTCTCCACTTTTTGAATATCCTCTTCTGTCATATCTGGTAAATTTGCAGTTTGAACTTCTAACCAAATAGACTCTTCACCTATAATTGGTAGCCATTCCTCAAAACCAGAACCATCTAAAATTCTGATATCCATTTGAAGCGCAGGAGAAAACATATCCTCATAGATATTAATTTCCGAATACGCCGTTCTCAAATCTATAAATCCACCGCCCTCTTTATGTGCAGAATGTAATTCTAATTTATGAAGTTGAAAATCACCGGGAAAAAATGGAATATTAGTAGTACCAACATCTCCCGCAACGGGTTTTTTTATATTTTTACTTTTTGCCACCGATTCTTCTGGTGGCATTGTAATACTAGATTTTGATTTACGGCGTACAAATGAATTACCGAATAACCTATTTACTCTCTCTGACACATCAATTCCTTATAAAAGTTTTGTTTTATGCTCGGCCATTATCATAGATGCATATTGTTTTTTAAGTATTTTAATATCTCTTTTAGCTTCGTTTTCTTTTACTTCCCAATCCCAATAATATACAATACCCCTATCACCATGTTGTAAATTTTTATAAGTTTCGAAATCACACTTTATTTTATATTCAGGTATAGGATCTTTTTCACCCTTTTGTTCAACTCTATGTCGGAGAGTACGTTCATAATGATGTATACCTTGGCTTGCAGCAGAAATAGATCCATATTTATTTTGTATATAAGAATTAAATTCTCTTGTACCCAACGGCCAATCCCATATAGGATCATGTATTTCATTTACAGCAAAGAGTAACCAAGTGAACTTTGGACTACCATAAAATTTATCTGCGGTTACATCAGGCCTTTCATTTTCTGGTATAGAATATGGTAAAAACTGGACTATATCATTCATAAGAACATCTTTTATTTTAGTTCTATTCATGATATCAATCGCAACTTTTAATTTGGTGGGTTCCTTTTCACCTGTAATATTATATGCTGTTTTTGGATAATGTGAAAAAAATTCTGACATTTTATTATTTCCTTATTTAATAACCTATTGCCGCAAGACCACGATGTTGCATCCATATCTCTTGAAATGTTAATGTCATTTCAGTAGTTACAGGAAAAGGTGAATTCTCAAAAAATGCAACAGTATCTTGTGTGGTATAATTTAAATCCATGTCCGTCAACGCTGATCTACCTATTCTAAATAAAGAATTTGTTTCATCAAGTGGCACACCGTTTATGTAAAAGTTGATTTCGAATTCATCCGGATAACCCCAAAAACCAGATGGTGCTGTGGCAGCATCTGCATTTGCGTTAGAAGGTAACATAGACATTTTAAAAGACCTTACAATTTCTTGAATTCTTCCAGCCTCCGTTTCATTTTTTGGCATCATCTGAAAAGTAAATTTATGAACGCGTTGATCCGTGGGGCCTTGATATTGTGATACCATATGAGGATTTACTATTTGTCCCGTTTGTCTGGATCTTAAAGCCGAAACAGTTTCAGGAGTGGCTTTTGATAGAAATCTTTCTGCTGCAGCCAACGCACCTTCTGAAAATTGTCCACTTACAACATCCATTGCGCCCGTGATTAAATCCGTTACACTACCATCCGATCCCTTTGCATTATTCATTGCGTTTATAAAGCCTGCACCCACCTCCATTTGTTTATATTCAGATTTATATCCTGTGTTTAATGCATCAGGAGGAATATACAGGGCAATACTCAATCTAGGGTTTTGGCCTTTGAACTCGTAGCTTGAAAACTCCACCCAATGATTAATTTGATCATCACTGGTTCCCAATTCTGGTGGCCATTCAAATCGTTCAGTTTTTCTTTCATTTTGATTTTGTGCCATTTTATATTCCTTTGGATGATGATATGTTACCTATAATACTTATACTATATATTTATATGGCATACAAAGGGAAATTTAGACCTCAAAATCATAAAAAATACAGAGGCGATCATACTAAAATTATTTATCGTTCTGGGTGGGAATTAAAGTTTATGAACTACTTGGATCGACAACCTGAAGTTATATCTTGGTCTAGTGAAGAGATTATTATACCCTATCGTTCACCTATTGATAATAGAATACACAAATATTATCCAGATTTCTGGGTTAAAACTCTTAAGGGTGAATCGTTAGTAGAAATCAAACCAAAAAAGCAAACACGACCACCGAAAGAGAATCCAAAACACAGGAGACGATATCTTAAAGAAATTAAAGCTTGGGGCATCAATAGCGCCAAATTTAAGGCTGCTGAATCGTTTTGTGAGGCTAAAGGGTGGGAATGGCGTATAATAACTGAAGATACATTTAAATTAACTAAATAGTTCTAGTATTTTAAATAATAAAGGAAAATAATATGCCATTACCAATAGTTGGAGCGTTTTTAGCTATAGCAACAAATGCTATTAGAAAAGGTATCACTAAAGTACTTGAAAAAACAGCAGGTCAATGGTTTAGAACATTAGTTAAACAAAAAATAGTAAAACAAACAGTAAAGAGATATAGATCACCGGGACAAATATTAGCACAGTCTGATAAAACAACATTCTGGCAATTCGGTAGTATGTATTTTTTTGCATATGATCCAAAACATAAGAAAACACTTCCTTATTATGATATGTTCCCTTTAGTTATACCAATTGAAAGATATACTGATGGATTTTTAGGTATTAATTTTCATTACTTATATCCTAAACAAAGGGCAATATTATTAGATCAACTTATGGCATTTGCGAATAATAAGGAAATGGATGAAACAACAAAACTAAAGGTAAATTATGGTAAGTTGGGTAGTTTTACAAAATATAAAAGAGCAAGGCCTTGTATTCATAGATATCTAGATGAACACATACGATCACAATTAGTACAAGTAGATGCGAATGATTGGGGAACCGCACTCTTTCTACCAGTAGAACGATTTAGAGGAATGAATAAAACACAAGTTTGGAAGGAAAGTTCTTCTGCTATGAGAGCAATACACGGATAAGGAAAAAATGACAACATTAAGTCCAGTAGATTTCTTGTTTAAAGCCGATGGACAAGGGAGTTTAGCTAAAGCAAATAAGTTTTCGGTTACAATAACACCGCCCGGAACAATGGACTCAGGTGTACAGCCAGATCAAGTTCAATTTCTTTGTCATTCAGCTGAATTACCGGGAAAACAATTCAGTACAGTAGAAGATAGAATATATGGGGTTGAAGTTATGAAACCATATGCGGTATCATATGAACCAGTATCATTAACATTTTATAATACAAATGATTTTTCACCTAAGAAATTCTGGGAAGATTGGATAGAGCATATACAACCTAGGGGTTCACGTAATATGAGATATTATAATGATATAGTAGGTTCAGTACAAATATATCATTATCATGAAACAGCTGACGCGACCGTTCCAGGAAAACATAATTATGTTTGTACATTAAATGAAGCATGGCCACTTTCTATAGGTGAATTAGAAATGAATTGGGAAAATCAAGAATTCGCTGAATTTCAAGTTTCAATACAATATAGAGATTGGACAAAAAAGGGAGCGTCTCCACCGGCAAGTTCTGGGTCAAGTTCATCCACAGCAGATCCAACTACATTAGCGGGACAATATGCTTCATATGGAAGAGGTAACCAAAGTCAAACTACCGGCTAAAAACAATATAATGCATTAAGGAGATTATTATGGCATTACCAAAAGTAGCAACACCTACTTATGAATTGAAAATTCCTTCTACAGGAAAAACAGTTAAGTTTAGACCTTTTCTTGTAAAAGAAGAAAAGTTATTGATGATGGCTGCAGATGGTGGAGGTACAACAATAAGTAAGGCAATAAAAGATGTTTTACAAGCATGTACTCAAACCAAAATAGATATTTCAACTCTTGCACCATTTGATATTGAGTATTTCTTTCTACAAATTCGGGGCAAGTCTATAGGTGATGAACTTAATATTAGATTACAACGACCAGATGCAATGGAGTGTGAATGTAGTGTAGGAGAAACCTGTGAATTCAAAATTAACGTTAAAGATATCGAACTAGATGAATCAAAAATAAGTGATGGTAAAGTAGAACTAACGGGTGATATTGGAATAAAATTAAAATATCCTAACATAGATTCAATGCACCAATTCTTGACAGGAAAAGATCCTAGTGCTGATGACATATTTAAGATAATATCCGAATGTATTGAATATATATGGGAAGGTGAAGAAATATTTAAATCTGAAGATGCCACAAAAAAAGAATTAGATGATTTTATAGAATCACTTAATTCAGAACAATTTGGCCAAGTTAGAGATTTTTTTGAAAATATGCCAAAACTAAGGAAAGAGATTACATGGAAATGTCCTAAATGTGATTCAAGTACACCAATAATACTAGAAGGAATTGACTCTTTTTTCGGATAGGGCTGAGTCACGATTCCCTGGTGAATTATTATAGGACAAACTTCGCCATGATTCAGCACCATAAGTGGAGTCTTACAGAATTGGAAAACATGATTCCATATGAAAGACAAATTTATGTTGTATTATTGCAACAATGGTTGAAAGAAGAAAATAAAAGAATTGACGAACAAAACAGAAAAATGAAAGCAAAAAAATAAATGGCAGAAACCGATGAAGTTAAAAAACTAAGTGAGGTTAGTACCAAACTTTCGGAATTAAATCGAACACAGCAGGTTGAATTAGGTAATGTTAAATCATTAACACAAACCCTAGTAAATCAAAGTAAGGCTGCATTGATGGCACAAGAGGCTACAGCCTCTGCAGAAAATGAAGCAAGAAAAGAGGCATCTAGGGCGAGAAAAGATACAGCTGGGGCCCAAGATGTTAATGTTTTAAATTGGGAAGATGGGCCCAAGGATGAATCCAGTGGAGGATTATTAGATTCATTAAAAGAAATGTTAATGATGAAATTCTCAATGGGAGGATTTTCATTAGGTAGTCTATT